CATCTTGAAATTATGATTACTAAAGATTTCTGGACCACAGAAGATCTCACCCCATTGACTACCGCGATTATTGCTGGCAAAACAGCGTAGAAGGAATTGCACGGGGAGTTTGCACGGAGCTAGCTCGATTAGTCAACGCTACTACCTATCACTACCACCACCTGGGCCATCGCCTCCCCAGGGGGGGGGGTTGACAAAACCACCACTTATGGTTTAAGATAGATATGTACACAACACGTATTTGTTTTTCCTATGGACCCCAAAGAACTCAAAGATAACTTTATCTCCCAGCTCGAGAAAGCTCAGAACGAACTCGCCCAGGTCCGCCAAGCCCTCTCTCAACGCGAGGCGCTTGTGCTCAAGCTCCAGGGCGCTGTGGAAGCCATGACCATTCAACTCCCCAATGAGGAAGAAGGAGGAGAAGAAGGAGGCGGTGAAGAAACCCCCCCTCTTTCCGAAACAGAAGTGGTTTAAGCAGTTGGGGTAGAAGAGAGGGTCATAAGGCCCTCTTTTTTACTCTTCTCGCAGTTATCTGCGACCTCCGCCACTCTGCTAATTAGCTTCCCAATCCACTTCGGATCGGCGGGGGTGGTGTCATAGCAAGCATACCTCGTAAACCCTTCTATGCTCAAGAGCTCGGGAAGGTCGAAAAGTGCACTAGCTGAATCTGGCCAGCCGCTAGCCACATAGGCTAAAAACTCATCTCTTATCGCAGCGGGAATAAACCTCCCCCCTAAGAGCTGCCAAATCCTCCCATCCCAGCAGAACATATCACCAAGCGCAAGCACAACCACATCCCCAATGTCCTTTGCTTCGGGGAACTGAGAGTTGCCTCCACGAAGCCTAGTAACTCTCATCGCCCGCGGCCATCTCAAGGCCCTCTCCGTCTTCTTTCTGCTCTCCGCACACTTGATTAAGTGCCTGCTCTAGCTCCTCGATCATCTTCGCAACAAGATACTTATTTCCAGAGGCCTTAGAATCGGCATAAGCGTCAATTAGTTGGGCAAGTTCAGCTTTAGTCATGGGTTTCTTTATCCTGTAAAATTGTTTAAAGACCTATCATAGTTCTATAAACTGAAACTTCGGAGTTTATTTATCCCATGGCCTCGAGTATCAAAGACTTTGAAATATCAAAAACGTTTAATAACGTTATTCTCACAACGGTTACCGGATCACCGGATACTGACGGAGTACCTACTATCTCCATCCCCTCACTGCTCGAGGGATACGCACAACTCCGAACACAAGGGAGGCTGCAGGATGGCCTCGGTACCCCCATCCCCCTAGTCCTCTCACGGAACCTTATCGAGGTGGAAGCCGAGCCTGTTTCCGTAAACTCGGCCGTGCGTAGGCGTGATATCCACGCGGTCAGAGCTCAGCAGCACATCAACAACCTCATCTGGAACTAACTTTTCTCTCTCTCTCACCCATGGCAAATATCCTCCTTCCATCAAACGTCTCTTCTAACTCATTGCGTTCTCCGACGAACATTGAGGCCGCAGAGGCAAACCGTATAATCGTGGTTCCTGCATCTACTAATGCATTAACCGTAGCAGAACGTAATTTCATCCTTGTTACCTCATTAATCATAGCCAACAAGACCCTAGGATCGGTTGAAATAAATGCAAAAATCGTAAATAGCCTGGCTTCAGCCTACGTGCTCTACGGCGTAAGCGTTCCTGCAGGAACGGCCTTTGAGGTTATCACGGGTAATAAATTTATTCTTAAAGAGGGCGATAGTCTTTACGTTTGGCATAATTCCACCTCGAGTAATGTTATTGATGTGGTAGCTTCCTACACCCTCCATGTTCCTAACACCCCATACACAGTATAATGTCCCACGATTATTTCCATTCAGTGTATAAGGTTGACGGAGTCTACCTAGATCCTTATGGAGTACTTGATGTATTGAAGAATACTCCTGAGGACCGTAAGCAGGAAGTGGTCAATGCTATGAGACTAGGAGGCTTAGACAAAAATCCAAACATCCTAAAAAAAATTGAGCAGTTCGAGCATGATCGCGATATGTCCTCATAAAAAGAGTTTAAAGTAACTAGAAGTAGACCTTAGACATGAGATACATTCCTGACACAGGAAAACAATTTGTCCTTCAAGTCCCGGAGGATAAAAATTCCTACATCAATGTAAAAAACTATAGGGCTAGGGGGCTCGGTACTATATTCACCGGAAGCATTTCTTCCGGTTCAGAAACCGAGTTGTCTATTAATGCTATTAGTGATGGGGGCACTGGTACTTTACAGCAGTATATAGACGTTCTTTCTCCAGGGATAGAGCTTCAGGCCCATATTTACAGAGGAGCAAATAGCACCGTAGCAGAATCTCCGGTAATCTCGGTGCCTGGAGGAGGAGTTACGCTCCAAGGCATAGATTTTTCTAGTTTAAATGCAAGCTCAACGCCACTAAAACCGCTTAAGTACTATATTTTTGGCTACGATACCGAAACCGGGAGGATGCCTAACGCGGTGCAAATTGTGGGGGCGGGAGGCGAATATTCCAAGATCATCGATCCGAACTTATGGAACGCGGATCAGTACGCAGATATTACTTTTACTAGAACAGGGAGCTATGTTGTTCCTATCATCTATAGAGTTTGGGGAAGTAGAGTAGAGTTTCTAGGGATGGTAGGCAATGCTAAAATTGGCTTCTCCGGGGCGTCAGTTATAAAATTTACAGACTATGGCCTAAAGGAAATCCCGAGCTGGAATAACGATCCTGAATACTGGACACCGAAGTTCCTGGAGGGTGTTATCTCAGTGTTGGGGGGTGTTCCCACTCAGGTGAAAAAGATCATCGGCAGAGAGCATCTGAGAGTTAAGCCCAGGATCTTAGGGGCCCAGCCAAATTATCTGCAATGTGAGGCGGCGGCAGCGGTGCCTCTAGTTAACGCCACGGGGTATCAGTTTGGTGATGCAGTAAAGTTTATCATTGACGACACTCAGCCTGTTCGTAATGCAATTAACCTTGCCGCTCAAGGTAATATAAAAGAAATCTTTTTTCCAGCCGGGACTTATTACATAAGAAATTCTTTTTTCACTAATAGTACCTCTACGAATTATAGCAACGTAACGCTAAGAGGTGTCGGTGAGGGCTCCAGAATCAAGCGCCTTCAAGCGAGTATATCAGGATCGTTGAATCCCGGATTGTTAAATTTTACGGGGGCAGGGGAGGCAACCAAAATTGAGGGGGTGAGGTTCAGGTCTTTAGTATTTGACGGTAATAAATCCTCCACGGCTTCTTTAATAGGTCCTGTTTCGGGGTCGGTTGATTCTTCAAGGCCCGTTGCAGAGACTCTAATTTTCTTAAAGTATTCTGACAGCGCCTCATTTACAGAGTGCAGATTTATAGACTCTGGTGGAGGCGGTATTCATGCCGAATCCTCCTCGTCTATTATTATGACAAATAATATCTTTAGCCAGTTGGGAAGATCATATGAGCCTGAGGCCCGTCCTGTAGAAGTATATGGAACATCCAACTCTATCATCCAGGGAAATATTTTTGAATTCTGCACGGCAGGGCCATACTTCTTCAACGTAGATTTTTCTGCAATTAACAATAACATCATTAGGTCTTGTGGGGATCAAGGACTTGTTCTTGAGACTTCTAATCAATGGAATGCTTCTAACAACCTTGCTTATTCCGACTCCGATTCTCTTATTAGGTCAGTAGATCAGTATAATAACGAGTACTCCAGGGCCCCTATTGAGATCCGTAGAGGAACTGCTCTTGAACCTATTTACTTTACCGTGACTAATGGCGGAGAGTCAATTGCGATCAAGAAAGATACGCTTGTTGCTGATATATATGGCCTGGACTCTGCAGGGCGAAAGAGCACAAGTAATAAAATCGGATCATTTAAGGTCATTCAGACTAATGATCAGCTGGAGGCCGGGATATTCTCAGTAACACTGCCCGGACTAACCAACGTTACTATTGACGGAAATATAGTTCCAGCAACAACAAACTTCTCTTTATTGAGCCCTAGCACCAGCCAATACGGGTACATGTACGAAATCTCAGCAACTGTACGGCTGGGGTCATCCGGTAGAGGTTACACTCCAGTTAATATTAGACAAGCCACTATCGGAGGCAATACTTATCTTGCCATCAAGTTAAAAAACTCCTCTGAACTACTCTCTTTCTTGGTCTTTGATACGAGTAATCCGGAAAATGATTACATTGTAATTACCGGGTTCTCAAATACCAACCTTGGGGGCTGGGATCAAAACTCAGCATACAGAGTCGTTAGTATAGATGTAAATACTAATTCTCTACTGATCAGTCCAATTTCGACCTTGTCTCCTGGCACGAACGGAATCGACTTTTTGGGAGGACAGCTCTACATTCAGCGTTCGAACTACCAGATTGCCGACGGCAACGTCATCGTTAACTAACTACACGACACTTCTCTATCATGGCAAACAAAAGAACTATCATCGGAAAAACCGCTCCAGTACCCCTGGGTCAACAAAAAGCTGTTAATTCTCTCCCAGTTGTTTTTGCTGAGGATCAACCGCCCATTCCTGTTGAGGAGCAAAATAAAATCCAATCTGAGGTAGCTCTTAGCCTTCTTGGTATTCCAAGAGCAGAGGTGGCTCTGGGTATTTTTGCGGACGTAAATACTTACGACATCAATCCATCGGAATGGTCTCAGTTTCCGGTAGAAAATGACCTGGATGCAACTGGCAAAACCACGGGGCTAAATCACCTTGCCGAGGAGGCAGGGGGTGAGTTAGTTGCGCAGACCGGAAGAACAACTATTCTTACCTCGAAGCGGTTTTTCAGGTATCAGCCCGGGCGTGTTAGCTCTTCCACTATGGGTGTGAAGATGAACACAACGGCTAATACTAGCGACGTTGCAACTCTCAACCGCGATGAGATGAAAGGTGCTCCGTCGATAAAGAAGTGGGGGATTTTTGATAAGTTTGATGGATATTACTTTGAGGTCGAGAATAGTGGCGAGGATAATGACTTCCGTTGCGTAAGAAGGACCCAGGCTCTTACTTACAGCCAACCGGCCGGTGTAGAAACTACTGGGGATGGGTGGAGCAAAATTGCCACCTCTTCCACTGGAAAAAGTAACATGAAGGCCGGGAACTGGGGGGTTGTAGGAGTAGATCCTATTATCTTTAGAAATGGCCTTTGCTACACTGCTGCAGCAATTCACGACCCAAGTCTTTGCTACTCTCCAGCTTCTGTTCAAGCGGTGGAAACTGGCGGGGATTTGAATGACTACGAATTTGATGAGGGGTATGCTTTAAGATTGGCCTACAGGAGCTCAGCAACTACGAATACTTTTGTTGAGCATCTTGCCGGCCGTCATTACCAATTCCCATTCGACCAGAAGATAGTCAGTAAGACAAGTACTGAGTATATTGGATGGAAGCAGGACGGTTTGTTTTTAAAGCCGGCTTCTGAATACATTCGCCTAGACGCCCACTGCAAGTGGGAAGATTTGGTTACAAACTTGAGCCGGGGAGAAGGATCTGCGTTTAGCTCACAGATTACGATCTCTGGCGACTCTATCGTGGCTAACACAACAGACTCCAGATTCGGATACGATACGGATCCATCAGAGACTAATAGCGGCGTGAAAGTATGGAATCTTCTTGTTAGTGTTCAAGGGTCTGCTCAGATCTCACAGACTGATTTCAGAGCTGCTTATACCTCTGACTCGCACCGTTCAGCTGGTAAAGAATATGATCCTAGCTCCGGTGGTACTGATGCTGGCAAGAAAAACGTAACTCTGAAGGAATGGTTTAGGCTCTGTGTGCCTAAGCAATACCGAGCCGTGTACGAGTGGAGACCGGTGAGGGCCATGTTCTCTGGCGATCAACTCAATGGCAGAAACAACGTAGTTCGTTGGAGCGATACTTCTACGGCTAACGTCGACCCAACTGATATCTCAGTAAAACGCCCTGGCGATCCTGTAATCCTAGACGGTACGGAACTTACGGCCCAGTCGGTGTATAACGTCGACTTCACTAAAGTAACTATGTGGAAGATCGATTTCTCATGGTACGGAGCCGTTGGTGCTTTGTTCCTGTGCTATGTTCCAGTGGCGAATGGTGAAGCAAGGTGGGTAAGAGTACATCACTTGAGAGCTTCTAACCAACTCGATGTAGCGTCTCTAGGCAACGCTACGCTCCCTATTACTTACTTGACTCATGGCGGAAGAGCTAATGGCATTACACAAGGAAATAGACTAGTTAAGTACGGAGCATCTTACTACATTGACGGCGGGGATAAAGGAACAGTTAGATTGCTCTCTAAAGCTTCTGATTATCCTAAGAGCACTAAATATGGCGTACTTAGCACCACAGTTGCTACAGCCCCATCCTCTAATAGCTTTGAGATCACCTTTACTGAGACTTTCAGAGACCAGTTAATCGGATCCTACCTGAAATCAGATACTACTACTAAAGTTATTTGGGTAGAGAATAGCGCAACTTCTGGAAGAGTCATCTTATATTTTAATAGAAGCGTAGCGTTTCTATCCAGCGGTAATACTATTGCGTTAATCGTTCCAAGACGCCAAAGAGCAATGATGGCTCTAAGAGCAAAGGATAATGTTATCAATACTTCAGGTGCTGCGGTAAGAAACAGAATTCAGCTTTATCCGATTAAGTACGGGCTGGGCATGACCGACACTTCAGGATCGGATAATGTAGTATCGGTTAATTTTATTAAAAATCCTCTTGTTATCACAAACAATCTTAGCAATTCTGGCCTAGCATCCCTCCTATCCACCCCAATCTACTCCGATTCCACAAGCGCAGCAACTATAAACGAGGGGTTTAATTTAGGTGCGGGCACAGTGCCGCAGTTGATTACCACTGGTACGAACATTTCCACCGCTAATTATACCACTCTGACCGGCGTATTAAATGTTAGCGGAAAATACTTCTATGCCTATATGAGATCAAAGCCAACTAACGATGTTGGCGCGGGAGGTTTTCCTGCGGCTCCGGGCGTGGATGAGGGAGAAATGCTTGTTAGATTCTTCAGAAAGAGCGATAAAATATACGTCCAAAATTATGAATCCCAAGCAGAAGAAGTTACCCTATTCGGTAATTTAATGTATGTTAAAATGTATACATTTAACACAGCGGGAGAAATTCAGCTCTTCACCGGGACCGTGGGAAGTAGCACCGGCAACCATAGCAAATATGAAAACCAGAAGAAGTGGGATGCTGACGAGGTTGGAACTTGGGAATCTATCGCCTCTCTATCCGGCGCTAAAATCTCCCAGGACTTTAAACTTGCGCCTGTTGCCAATACTGGAAACAATATCTTCTCTATATACGCAAATAAAGGGGGGTCTCAGTACAATCTAACCGATTACTTCTCTTACAATAAAGAATACATCTCTTTCCCACTTACTAATGAAGTAGATATTCTCGGAGTATATGCATTCTGGGAATCAACCTCCTCATCCACCGTACCCACCACCGCTGTTGATATTGTAAATTCATTAACCTGGGAGGAGCAGTGATATGCCAGAGTATACTTCGGGTTCTTCTATAAGAGCGGAGAAAACTCCCCCTAGAAAATCCGTTTCGCGGAAGCAAATGGTAGATTTTAGGGGCTTCCCCCTATCCACCGAAGAGGGAAATGCGCTTACTACGGAAAAGCAATCGTATCCTAAAAGTGAGTACGGGGCTGATAATGCCCCCTCTGTTGTATTAAATAGCGACTCGTATTTAAGCGATGGTGTCAGTTCGGCAAATAAATTTAGCAAAAAGGGTCCTGCTGCTTTGCCCATTGTCGAGCAGTTTGCGGAAACTTCGGAAGTAGCCAGGTCTCTTCTCGGTGTGGACAGAACAACAACTCAACAGGGGATTTTTGGTAACGTTAGTACCTATGGTCTTGATGAAAAAGACTGGAGAGTGGATGGTAGTGGGGTAATAGGGCCGTCTTACTGGTACAATCGCCCATCTTCCTCCGGGAATTATTTCTTTACAAAGTTTGAGGAAGATACAACTAACTCGGCACTTGCCATTTCCGTATACCCCTCGCCTTATACGCCCCCAGGCAAACCGTCTCTACAGGATCAGTTGCTTAACCCTGGCGGCGCTGAAAGATACAAGGGATGGGGAGAGTATTTAAACTCCATTATTGCTCAATACTTAATAGAGTACATGGTAAGTACTTTTACTAACGAGCAGCTCAAGGAGTTTAATCTGGTATATCTATTAGAGAAATATGCTCCTAAGGTTCTTTCAAATGGTTCTTTAGAGTTTAATCAGCTATACTGGGATAAAATCTGGTTAGATATCAGCCAATCACGATTTGGACCAGAATCTAGTTATCCCATTATTCCTACTGGCAGGGCATTTAACCTCATTTCAACAGCAACCAATCAACTAATTTTAAACCCCTTCAAAAGCGCAAGTTTGTGGGGACAGGGTGGTAACCCCAACGTAATCATCACGGAAGCCGGTGCTGCTGTACCAAATTCGATTAGTTGCGCGTGGGACAGTTTCTTTTTTGGCACAACTAGAATATACTATCCCTCTGGCAGTTCGGAAGATAAAGGACATTTCAGAATTAAAACTAATCCTACTCCTGAGTTGTGGTCTAAGTATTTTGGTCTTAACTGGCAGTATATTCGCCAAGATCTCAAAGACTGGAGCTTTAAAATCCATGCGTCTGCCGCTGCCGTTACAAATCTAGAAAGAGATCTAAAACTGCCATATTTTGTTTTAGAGTCGCCTATAAGGGCTAATCCCAACAGTCTGTTTAGTGAATCGTGGCCTAGTGAGGAATTTGGTGCGGCTATAAACCTTCCAACTACAAAAAATAGGATCGGAGGTTTGGCTGGAGTTAGCTCAGAAATAACAATTAAATCTGTACGAGCATTCCGCTACCAGCCGGGAAGAATCAGTGGATTTACCTACGGAACTAAAGTATCTGAGATAGGAGCTGGCCCTGGCACAACAATCGAGTGGGGAGTAGAAAATGATACAGATGGTTACTTCTTTAGGTTAAAGGACGGCGCCGACTTCTCAATCATAAGGAGATCTATCGTTCCCCTCGAAGAAACTTTGTTCCTAGAGAACTCCGGATACGCTGAAAATACAAAAGAGGTAATTTTTAACGGAAAGTTGCAATACGAGACTACAATAGAGCAGAAGAAAATGAACGGGGACCCTCTCAGTGGCGAGGGAGAAAGCGGATATATCTTCAATCCAGATACGGTTACTATGTTTAAGATCGAATTTGGTTGGTATGGGGCCATCGGTGCAAGATTTTATGCATATATTCCAGAGGGTAATGATAACTGCCGCTGGGTTATTCTCCACACTCTAGTAATAGAAAACCAGTTGGGTCAACCATGCTTAGGAGACCCTTTCTTTTACTTTAAGTACAGACTTAAGGTATCCGATTCATCGACTATTCGGATAAACCAATATCTATACAAATTTGGAGCATCTTACTATATCGATGGGTACGATAAAGGAACTCTATATTCTTCTTATGCTAACTCTAAAGAGCGCTTACTCATCGACCCTAAGTTCTCTGAGTCTAAGACTTATATCAATGCTATTGACTGGACCGCGCTCATGGGAGTAAAACCCAGGCAGTACTTGTATAATAGATTTGGCACAGAAATTTACAATAAAAAAGAGATATTTCCTAAAAGCTTCTCTATCTACTCCCAGGAAAACTGTGAGATAAAAATCATAAGGCAAGAGGGCTGCCCAGAATTCGCCTATAGCCACCAAGAGGGTTACGTTTGGAAACTACTACCCGAAAACAGAAGAATAAAAGCTAAGTTTAGTGTTAACAACTTTAACACCAATGAGCCCACACTCGGTATCACAGCAGCTGACTCCACATCACACACAGCAACATTGAACTACTCAGGTGTATCCAGTGGGGCCTGGAGGTCTCCGACCCTCTCTGCCAACTACCCGGTTATTGGAACCGAGCTAATCAGAGTTGTTGGTGATGATTTATTCCAGCTTACTGTGAGTAATAAAAGTCTATCTAGCACTAATAACGCATATGCGTTAAAGAGAGTTGAGGGATTTGGGTATTTTTCTTCTATATACCAAACGGCAGAAACTGATAACGTATATCTCCCGTTTACCTATGCTCCTATCGGTGATTATGCGCTCGGATACAACGCAGAATTTGACTACTATAGAAGAGATCAGATTCTTCTCTCGTCGGTAGATATTATCTCTGATGAATTTTTTATTTTCTGGGTTGGTGGGGCAAGAAGTGGCATTGACTCAACTCATGCCTCGACAATAAGAATTGGGTTTATATGGCCGGATGTTTCCAACACGTCTAGCTTAATCCATACATCCAGGCCGAAAGATACTTGGGGTATTCAAACTCCAGCGACCCCGGGTACTGACCATGTGGCATATGATGAACAAAAATACTACGAGGGTCTTCCAGTAGATTTTGTAAAAGGCACTGATCCTTCAACAAACATTCCCTACTCATCAAACTCTTTGTACATAGAGACAAATACTGGGGCGATAGAGAACACATATAATTTAGAAGTACGTGAGGGAGAGGCGGAGGGCTCTAGGTTTTGGACTTTAGGCGATGATGGTAGACTAGCGGTGCCGGGAGTAGAAGGCGGTGCGTGCAATGGGCTGGGGTGCAAAGCTGGTAGGGAAGTTAAAAAAGCTTCTATTGTTAAATATAGTGAAGAGCAGGGGAATGGTAGTTTTGTTGATATTTATTATCTTCAAGATACCTCTCCTTGGCCATCTTTGGGGCAAGCCTACTCAGTAACAGTAGTTCAGGGGGTAAATGAGGTTACTATTCAAGTAAACAACCCCATAACAAGATCTGTTGGTGAAGCTACTGTCTATCTTCTTTCGATAGGAGCTTCTCTTCCAACTGCACTGATAATGGGCCTTGCTGAAGTATCCTACAACATAATCTACATCTCTAGAATAGATAAGCAATCTAAGGTTGTCTCTATCCTAGCCGCGAAGATCGCTCCAGGAAACATTCCGTTTATAAGAGTCTTTGTGCAGGCCAGGCAAGGAGCCTCGATGGGTGGAATGTGGATAGGACAAAAAACTACAAAGGGCATCATCTTAGACCCATTTACACCTCATCGTTCTACAGTTAATATTAAAGACTCCGGAGAAGAGACCCACGGGGAGAGTTTCTCAAAGACCGACGGTGCTATAAAGGTTGTAGGTACCTACACTCAGGCGGATACTTTTGGAAAGTCAACCGCACCCACTAATAACATCACGGTGTCCGCACTTGACACATATAAATCAATACATACCAGTCCTAAAAAGTGCGGAAGTTTCTTATCCTCCGGCGGAACCAACGCTGCCGGTATATTAACTCCTACAGACTACCCTATCAGATGGTTAACTAATAAATCGTCTGGGCTTCCGTTGGGAACATTTTATGTTTCAAAAAATCAATCAGTTGAAATTTCATTAGAGGATATCTTTAACATAGACGCGGAATCGATAGTTAATTCAGACGATGCCAATCTAGCAACTATATTTATAGCTAGAAGTCTGAACAATCATGATCCTTCCGGGTCTGAAAAAGAGATCTACATGACACTCAACTACGACGAACAATAAGCAAACTCATGACAGAATTTTTAGGATTCGGACAATTAACCCGCCCAGGTATCGGCCTAATTGCCGATGGTTCACAGAACCTAGCGGAGATTTTTACCTCAGATCAGCCAACCGCGCTTAGAAATATACGTCTTAATCCAGAAATCCTGGATACTATATACAATCTTTCAGATGTTATCTCAAGAGAGGACTTGCGCTCCGTAAGCGGTCTATCGTCTCTTCTACTACCCACTCTAGACCTACAGTCCAAAACATTCGAGCTAATTAACCTTGACTTGTATACAAACGAAATATACTCCACGGCGTCTAGGCAGATAGGTAAAGACATCAACCCATCTCTTAGTGGCAATTTAGTAAAAGTTCCCAATGTAATTGTGTATAATGGCTCTATTCAGTGCCAAGGTGTGCAATACAGAACAAAAGTCCTAGGGACAGGGCTGTATTCGGGTGGAGAGAACAAACTAACTTCTATCTCAACATCTAGAGCAAGTTTGTTTAACTCAGAGCAGTATACAAATACTGAGTCAAATACCGGATATTTTAAGAGCGCTTCGTACCCCTCTCTAGTAAGAGTCCGCCGCAGATCGCATGTAAACAGAATCACAGTTAACAAATTAACTTTTATCCCTAGAGCTGAAGTAAAAGAAAATCCCTCGCATGAAATACTGTGCTACATTGACAATGGTAATACGGGTACTACGCAGTCTTTAAAGCTGTTAACAACAAAAAACTCACCGATTAAAATTCCTTGCCGTATGGCTACGGGAACCGTCAAATTTACATTTGTAGATTCAGGAGTGTATTTTTTTGGTTACCAGGTGCAGCCTACTCAGTCAAGAGAGGTGGGCCAACAACCAGCATTTTTACCCGTAGAGCCTTTTTCTCAAGTAGAAGCAAGCAGTTCTTTCACTTTAAACATTGATATTACCAAAACTGGTTATCAAAATGCCTATGATTTGTACTTATATCTATACGTAAACCCAGAAAAGGTTCAGTCCATAGAGATAAGCGGAATAAACGCTACAGAGTTTATCGATGGTAAAGACCTCGGGCTCATAGGATTTAATAATCTCACGTCATTAGTTTTAAAAAGCACATCAATTAAAATACTTCCTGTATGGCTTAAAACTTTGAGCAGTAAACTGCAAGTGCTGGATGTTCTTGATGACGGAGATACGTACAGAAATGGATTAATGGGGTACTTCGATTACAGACGCTCCGCAGAAACTCCAACTTCTGCTACTCCAATGTACACTGCTGTTAGCTACTTAACAATTCCTAAGAAAGGCGCGATTATAAACGAGAACGCGAATGGTTGGAACGATACTAAATTTGAGAACTACATAAAATCCCAGGTTGCTACGAATGCAGATGTGACTTATCCGGCACCGACCGGTAGAACTCCCACAACGGATTTTAGGCAATTTGCTGCTCTACGTAAACTGCGTATAGGAGATAGGTTTTTAGGGCTTAACCCACGCCTAGATGATGTGTTTCCACAACTAAGATACTTAGAGTGGAGAGGTTTTCCTCGTGGGGGAGCAGTAGTGCCTATTACAGGCACTCCGCCTAAGATAAATAATCATGGGGAGGTTATAGATTGCTACCTTATTCCTCTTTCTGGGGCGGTAGGTAATATCGTAGATATAGGAACATCTACTACAATCACGGCAAATACAGTAAATGGCGCGACTCATATCTCTAAGTATAAAATTGACGCTATTGATTTAAGTGGATATGAGCTTAGAAGGTCCGCGATATCCGGTGGCATCGCTACTGCAAGCTTCAGTGAATGGACAACATGGTTTGATCAGACAAAGTCTATCGATCTTTTATTTAGTGACGTTTCTATCGGGCTACAGCCAACAGGGTATGTATGGGCAGAGCTTCAGAGCCTAAATACGGCATTTTCTGGAGGAGTTGCTTTTACGGCGGCTACTGGCCAAGCTTCCCCACCTCTCAAAACTCCTAAGTTGAGAAGTTTAAACGTGTACGGTAGCCCATCAACAGGGCCTATTCCTTCTCTGGGGGGTGACGCAACTCAGCATACTTCGGTTCTTACTGCGGTAGAGTTTGGTGGTAATAACTCTATGAGTACCGTTTCAGAAGGCGGGTACGCTTACCTTCTTCCTAATAACTTCGCCCCAGACCGCCCCTCTTCGCCGCATAAATTAGTCTCTTTCGGTATGAACGATACTGCAAGAGTTGGTAGGATGAGAGAGAATGACTTCCAGTACTTGTATGATCTGAGCGCAATTAGCTTAGTTAGATCATCTGGAGTTTGGGGAAAGTTTCCTATTTTCCCACAGAAGAAAGATCCAGAGAAGGAGGAAGCTAAGCGGATAAGTATAAGCATAGAGGAGGGATGTAGGTTCTATGATTTGAGTAATCTCAACATAACTGCTTCTAATAGATATACAGCAAGAGACTTGGTAAGCTTGGCAGCAGGGGGGCAAAATAGTGCCAATGGGGGGTGTAAGCTTCCCTCCCTAGAGGGCTTAGGTGGCTCTAGTCCCTCCAAAATCCAATACCTTGATTTGGGAAGTTGCTTAACTTCAACATACCCCACTAACTGGACGGGTACTAATGCAATCCCTGGAGGCTATATTTTTGACGGTGATCTTCCCTCATCCCTATCTTCTATAACCCCAGGAAGAGTTTTAAATACAGATGATAGCATCTACTTTATGACAGGAGCTAGCGATTTTAATAGAAAAGTTCTTGTAAATGACTCTGTGCGCTCTACGGCCACAGGGGCAGAACTGGCTAGGGTGGTTAGTGTTGAAGCTAGCATAATTTACCTAGATAGGGATATTTCGGGTTCTTCGCCAGCAACCTACGTCTTCACCAGAAATACTCAGCCAATTATCAACTGGTTCCAGAACGGGTTCGGTGACCTCACCACATTAAGAATGGGAAACTGCAGACTAAGTGGATCTATTGATATTAGAGCAGGGTTCTCTAAAGTTGTTGATGGAGCTTACGCGTGTGTTATTTTGTCTCAAAATTGCCTGACTGGGTACACAGCAGGATTCGACAAAATTTTCTCCGGTAATAATAGGAAAATTACACTTGATCTATCGAGTAATAACTTCTCGGCGGAAACTGTTAGAAGAATGCTTTCTGACCTTCTTAATATCGAGGCGGAAAGAAAGTTCACCAACATAACTATCAGACTAAATACTACAAAGTTATCTTCTACCGCTCGGAGTTACGTAGAGTACACCCAAGAGGAACTGTTTCCCACTACAATTCAAGCAGCGGCGAATCAAACCGTGTCATTAACACGCATTGAAACAGTAAAAGTGTATAGAACAGTTACAACTTTTAACCAGCTGGGCGTCCCAAATCCACCAACTAAAATCCTAGTAGGAACCAAGAATATCACCGTGCCAGGTGCCCTTATCTCCTCAGAATACTTTAAAACGCAGACGAGCACTAGGCAACAAATTATCGAAAACGAGCTGGGAGTTAAGTTAAAGAAAACGGGGGTCTGGAGCATAAACCTTGGCTTTACGTACCGATCACCTAGCACTTCACCAACAGTTACAGGTACTACATACTCCAATTCAACAACACGGGAAGCTTCACTGCTAGAGTTAGGATATAGTTTATCCGATCTCGCCTGATTAAAGTTTATTTAGAATAGAAAAAAAGTACTATGGCCGGACTTTATAACAAAAAAAACCTAGGAGAGGTTCAATTAAACCTAAAAGATGCAGTTCAAAAGCTGTATAACCCAGGGATTGAAAAAGATCTCAGGTTATTTGCCTTCTCTAATTCTTTATATTCTGAAATTAGTTCGGCGGTGGTGCAGGCCGACGCTACGGAAGTTCTTAAGGAGATATATGGGTTGATAAATGTGCCGTTTACAAAGGAAAACGGAGTAGTTGTCAACCGCACCAAGTTTGTAACTAATAAACTCACGTACTCGAGTAACAATAAAGTGTTTTTTAACACCATATCCAGCTCTGGACTTACTTTTGACAAAAGAACGGATTTTACCGAAGGGGCCCCTGTGGTTGTCTCAAGAAACGGATCTTTGGTCAATGCGGAGGTTATAGGAGCTGGGTCTCAGTACGAGATTATTACTCCACAAGATGCGGTTCTTACAGGAGCATCCAACGCAATCCGGGTGAATGTTAGAGGAAAAGAGTCCGGAGCCGAAAATGCAATCGCTGAGATTACAATCCTAGCTAATGGAACAGTATCAACCTTAACCCCACCGTCTATAATATTCGGGGGGTCTGGGTATCTTGAAGAAGAAGAACTGGCGATAATTACGCAGTGTAGGGTTAATAGATTCGGTCAGCAGGAAACCCCAGCGCTTCAAAAGTGCAAAAACTACCCAAGCACAGAAAACAGACTATTTCACAAATCTTTCAAGTACACAGTTCCTCAGCCAGGGCAAAATATCAATTATAATACAGCTACTCTGGGGTACGAGGCTGTGCTAGCTCAAAGTAAGTACCTGTACAAAACTGCGGACTGCGACGAGGGTGGGTTTTTTCTTTTTGATGAGAGAACTGCTAAGTGGTTGTATCTTGGAGATTTTTACAATAATATATTTGTGGTACAAAGTAGTGTGTCTCCATTGATAACAATAAGAAGATACGATACTATTACATCACTAAATCTATTAAACTTGGAATCGCTTAATGCTACATCTTATCTCTTTGACTACTATAGGGGGTTTAGTGTTGGGGAGGGGTTGGGTGCACAGATAAGATCACTGAGCCAGTCTGTAGAAACCGTAAAAGGTTCTTTTAAAGACTTGTTGCAAAATAACAAACGTCAAAGGCGTGTAACAGACGAGAAAAATACGCTAGGAACCTCATATAATATTTTCGATGGAAGAAACTTTAACAGCAGTTTTAGGCTCATAATGAGAGACCCTGACGGTGTTATAGATAAAGATCAAGTTGCATTTACTGACATAAGATCTTTAGAACAACCTGATCAGGTAGAGTTAACAATACCAAGTCTTAACGCTTCTTACCACATCCCTGGAATGTACATAAATGTCGGAGGTGTTTATAAAAGAGCCTTTAGCACCGACGACAAACCGTTCTTAAGCTCCAGGGGAAACAACTTCATAAGCCCGTTAATAGACAAGCTTACCAACACAGCAGATCCCTACACCACAGGAGGTTTTGTTTCTAGGACCTCATCTGGAGAAAATAAGTACTCCATCTCAACCGCTTATTTAAGGCCCGGTGGTGAGGTAGTTGTTGGATTCGATACTAACATCGGTTCTTTAGTACAAAATCTGTCTTCCGTGGCAGGGAATGGGGGGTTTGTATATCGTAGAGTACTTATTACCCCAGATATTAACACATCTCAGAATGTAAAAGGTTGGCCGTTACTTGATTATGTTCATCTCGGCATTGTCCGCTCACCGGTGATATTAGCCTATTCCGGGTAATAGGCTGGAGGAGGGAGTGGTTGGCACGCTCCTTGCATTTACGAAGAGATAATAAGCGTCCTTTACCTTTTCTTGATTTCCTATATGTTCGTACACGTCCTCATCAAATGAACTCCCGTCGGTCTTGAAAATAGGCAATTCGACTTTGATTCTGTGCGTGTAGTCAGAGTCAACCAAAGTTTTAGAGGAGGTGGTGATAATACTTCCCGGACTATCCGTAACCGAGTAGGAGAACTCTATCTTCTCCGCAATATTTAACCTATTACCACCTATATCCGACCGTGTATGATCTCCCCAAATAACATCATAGTTTCCCACTGGGGACGTTGTTGTATTATAAAGGTTGGAGTCGGTGCGTGCAATGTCTTTTAGTAAGACATCAGAGATCGAGTAGGGTGGATAACAAATTCCGTTTGTGTACAAGGATGGGTTGTCATAGCCAAACGGAGTTACTCTCTCAGAAGGCACCTTAGGTACTTCGCTGAGCGAGGAAACAAAACTGAATGTTAATCTAAACCCGGCCCCGAGATTAGTGGCTGCTTGGGTCCCGGAGGGTGCACTAAATACCATTCCTGAGATAACACCTACGCCTGGGTATGTTACAGTCACGGTTATTTGCCCGGTCCCGCTCACAACGACCTGGAACTGTGGAGAAGTAGCAGGGGCCCCGGCGCCTCCAGAAACGTAAGTGCCAGTAAAAGTACTAGTTGTGCTATTTACTATTGATGTTGTACCGGACGTATTGTATACATATGTTATTTTTAGAACGTCTGAAAAACTAATAGATTCTCCTGTGTCTACGTTGGCAAATTGGAAGGCAATTTCCGACTCTGGGAAATATTTTACGTACTTACCGTCAAGTGAATCTGCTCCTGTTTGAGCCGGGGTGAAAGTTGTGTTAAATGCCAACAACCATATCTCATTAGTGCCTAAGGGGGAGTCATTATTTACCCCAAATAAGTCAGTAGAGGTGTTGTATTTAATTCTTTCTACACTAAAAACCAGTGGGGCTACGAATCCTTGGACACCGGTAGTAAATCCTAGGTTAGTAGCACTTGCCACGGCGTTTATAATGAGAGGTTTTGCCCAGTCGCTCTCACTTGAGAAAGCGGGAAAGCCGTACAAGGTGGGATCGTCCGATGCCGTAATAGAGGTAAAACTCGAGTACAGATAGAATCTGGATGTGAGAAGATTCCAGTTCATAAGAACTACTCTAGAGGATATCTTTGTCCCTGCTATAGTCTTATTGTTAGGCGAACCCCCCAGATCATTTGCGCCCAATGCATCCGTTGAGTCAAACTGCGCGTTGTTTATTGGAATCCCAGTAAACTTAACTATACCGCCCTCTCCCAGAAGGTTGGGGTTGAGTCTCATACCAATATAGTTAGAGGAGTCTTCAGTCCCAGTGTACTTAGACTCTCCTAGAATCAGGTTGGCTCTAGTTGTGTATGTTCCTGCCCCGTCTCCGTACTTTCCAGCCCCTTCCGCCAGGGATTTTAGTGTGCCTTTAAAGGTATTATTTACAAACCCATCAAGAGGATCATTATTTTTTGCTATCGATTGGTCGAATAAGTACCTATTACCCTGGCTAACTTTCCACCACTGTGGACGCAGATCAAACTCTTTTTTGTAAATGCTAGGCTCAAAAACTCCAGATGTTAGGTCGGAATAGCCATTGTACTCATCTTTGGGAGAGACTATCTTAGAGCTCCACAGCTCAGATCTGGAGTAGTTGCCATTATTAGGATTTATTCGAAGCACGTAATTGCCCGCTCCTTGTGTCGGTATTGCGGTAGCAGTGATAACGCTCCCAGTAGCGGATAAAGTAAGGGCTTGTGGAGTTGCTAGCGGGGTGATAAAAGATATGGTTTCCTGTATAACACTACCGTCGGGATTTACCCCAGTCACCCTCGTAATTGACTGCTGAAAAGAAACTACGGAGTAAGTACATGAGGAGGTAGTGTCTGTAAGTATTGCTAGCAAGTCCACGCTGGAGTCAGTGGCGGGAGTTACAATTCCGCCACTCGATATAGCTACGGCCACGTCTCCGGAGTAAAAAGCGTCTGTGGTGTTAGGCGCCGTGGTGGAAGTTCCAACTTTAATAAATAGATCTTGCTCTGGCGGAATCACAAGCCCCTCATCTGCTTTGTCTGGGCCACCATTCCACATTCTTATAGAGATAGGCACATACCTATACCCAGTAGTCCCCAACAAATCGGTTTTATGAACAAACTTACTCGGTAGATTATCCAGATTAAAGCTGGATTTAGAAATATATCTATCTCCCTCGGCAATAAACTTAGCGCTACCCACTCGGTCAAAAGAGTTAAATACCTCAGTCCACTGCGGAACGGTATTTGTTCCCGCGTTCACTACATCTATTTTTATAGCTGTGTTAGTCTTTATCTCAAAAACAAACTTAGAATCTATGCCATTATCATACAGTGTTAAATACCCATCCCATCTAACCCCCCAATTACTCTGATTGTCTATTAGTACCCTGGGTGGGGTAGAAAATCTCATATTAGAATCTTTGACTATATTCTTTTTTGCATACACTTCTCTATCAGCAGGGACAACCCGCGTTTCTACGTAAGTTCCGGTACTAAAATACTCTTTTTCCGAGTAGAGTTTAAATGATCCTTCTTTAAACGTAAGAACGCTCTGTGCTGTAAGCGGATTTGTATCATCCGCGCTGTACGCAATAGCATTACCAGAAGCCCCCGGAGATTCTAAAAACCATTTTGGTGGATTTAGCGCAGAGTACTCTCTTGAGAACGTAAATACAGTTTGCGCAAAGTTTGTTGCCCCAACTATGTTCTTAAGTGCATTCAATTTTGCTAGGGAATTACTATCCGCAGTTTGAAACTGCCTAGCATATACTACTTGACCACCTACGACGGAAGAACCAGTTACTATACCTCTAATAGCTATTCCCGTTCCCACAAGGGATACTCTTTGCCCCGTAGAGATGTTAGTATAAGACTTTAATGTCCACACTAGGGTATTAGGGGTGGCAATCTGGCTATTATATGAGCTTAACTGGGCCGCGTTAACAACAATATCCGCGGAATTAATAACCACGATGCCGGTAGTTTGATTAAAAGAGTTAAATTTTAATGTTCCAAACTCCTGATCTATACCCGGTCTAGTACCGTAAAAAATAGCAGTGGGGCCCGCGTGAATTCCATCGAAGCTTCCCTTCCCCGTAAACGAGTCGATCTGATTAATACGATCCTCCACCCTAACCCGCGGAGTTGTAGACACAGTGGCTCCGGCCACTCCTCCAGAAATACTAACGTCCTTGAGCGGAGTTAAGAAATCTGGTGTGATTTCATTATTAACAAACTCGCGTGTAATTTCAAAATCCTCAGCCTTATAAGTCCCGTAGATTCGGATCTCGCCCGCGTCTTCAATTTTAGTAATGTACTCTAGAACATTTGTTAAGGCCTCTCCTGGATTCTCTATGTCGCTTAAAGCATTGCTTCTAAGTAGTCCGACATAGTTAGTATCGTTGAGTTTCCTACCGGCCCTACGTAAAAGGTAAGATTGCAGAGCCGGATAGTCATTCGAGATATTTAGATCCTGAGAGACCTTTTTATCTATTCTAGTTGCCATAACGGGGCATTACATTGTATCTATACAGATACCTTAAACCTTCCTTAGAGCTATTTAGGAGAGTAAAGATCGGCATAGGCCCTAATCACTGACTGAACAAATTCTGATCTTGCAATATCATCGAACCCGAACTCCACATGGCCGACATTAGGAAGAGGCCCAAGCCTCCTAATCGCATCAGATAGCCCATCGCCCCCGAACCTAAACGCCAGGTCTCTTTGCACCACGTCTCCCAACACTGCTATAGTCGACCCGTCTCCAAGCCGAGTGAGAATTGTCATAAGAGAGTGGGTGGTGGCATTTTGCATCTCGTCAGCGATTACAGCACAGCGGTGTAACGATCGGCCTCTAAGGTGCTCGATGGGCATAAACTCAATATGTTTCTTTGAAAGAAGGTACTCAGCCTTACCTTTTGGCATAAATACCTCCAGGGCGTCGCGTACGGGGCTAACATGCGGAGCGATCTTTTCATCGAGGTTACCGGGCAGAAAGCCTAGCCCTTGCTCTCCAGGCACGCTCACCACCGGCTTAACGTAATAGATCTTATCAATGTCTCTCTTATGAAGTTTTTCACAGGCAATATATACCGCCAGAAGGGTTTTGGCTGTGCCTGGTGGCCCTGAGAGTAAAGTAAGAGTTTGTGTACGGAGGTATCGCATCGCATCGACTTGGTTGGGATTGCGAGGGACGATGGGCCTGTGCTCATCAAACTTAGCTAAAGGTGCTGATTGTTCCAAGGTTAAGTGCTCATCGGGTTGCTGGTGTTGCTTGCGAGACTTTCTAGCCATGGGAGATTTACAGTTTTATCTTTTAGATACGAAAAAAGACCCGGAAGTGCTAAGGCTCCTCGGGTCTTAAAGTGGTAAGGCGCGATGCCGGATAGGGACATGCGATGATATTTTCGTATCCTGATGTTCTTTAAACCACTCTGATTTTTAATGCAGAGCCGGTACGATATATTCCTCCCACTGCTACTGGGGGAGTGGCTGCGCTCGCGGCTGCATCGTCAGCAAAATTCCTCACTCCAGTAAAACTAATTCTGGAGAAAGGCACAGAGGCCCGATCACCAAACCTCCTTGTAACCCCACCTCCATCGACATAATACAGTTCATCGAGCACCTCGTTGAGAAAAACTTCCCCTCTATATGCAAAAGCTGGATCGTTTGTATGAGCTGTGGTTAGGTAGGCGAGGTCATGTGTAGAGTCAGCTGTGAACCTGACTCCCCAACGATGGTAAGGAGGCGTGGGAGTTGAGGGCATAGTCCTGCTCTAGTTGCAATCAATTTCTATACGACTTTAAACTCTATAGTTATTTATTTATTCCGTTAGTTAAAAGTAACAGTAGAATAGTTACTGTTCACTGTTACTGCTGCTCCGCCCGCGCGCTCGCGCGCTCGCGGAGTTGACACCGAGCAGTTTCTGTGGTAGAATAGCAGTATTACAATGCCCTCTCCATATGCCTTGTTCTCCTAAAGCGGTTGTTTTGCTGGGAGCCGACCGAGTAGGAAAGTCTACTCTAGCCAAAAACACTGCATACTCTCTTACCCAAAATAACTTCACCGCCACCCTTCTTCACTTTTCTGGCCCCAAGCCCCACCACTCCTCCCCTATCGAGCAGTATATAGAGCCTTTTGACGAGGCTCTAGAAACCCACCCTGAGTTTATTATCTGCGACAGAGGATTTTCTGAAGTTTGTTTTTATGAGAAGTTTCGGCGGCAAGTAGATTTAAGTGAGGAGTGGGCCAATGCTGCAGAATCTTATTTTTTAAAAAAAACCACTGTATCTCTGTTTCTCATTGAGAGGGAGTGGGAGCTGTGCAAAGACCACCATACTGAAGAAATTGTCTTACTCAACCCGGATTCCTCCGCGTGGTGGATTAGGAATCAACTTCTTGCAAGAGAAGCAGAGCATCACGCCTACTACACTTACATGCATAACTACCTTAAAACCCGCTCACTCGTACCATACACCAAACTCCTCAATCTTCCAGTAGACTTTGCCCTACTCGATTTAATTCCTGGTGTTTAAAGATAATCAAAGAGTTTTTAGAAGTATTACTTCATCATGGCAAGCATCCTTAACCTAGGCCTTCACCGCACTCTCGGTATCCAGTTTGAATATAAAATTAAACTTCAAGAGTTTCTAAACGAGGCCTATACTGACAGCCTTATCTCTGGCTATAGTGTAGCTCCTAACACCTCGGCAAATCGCATTGCTCTTTACGATAGTTTTGTAAAAGCCGGCCCAACTATGGGCTTTGAGGCTAAGAAAGCCGCCTATGGCCTTCTAGAGTATATTTGTGAAGCGCTTAATGCAAACGCGGATGTCCCCGCAGCGGACAAAACTGCGATAAATAATCTGCTTGTTAACGTCACTAGGTACACAGGCCTAACCGGCGAAGAAGACTTTCACTTCATGGTTGCTACTTTCAACCTCGCTGAAGTAATCTCTGCAATTACCGCCGAAGTAGTTCCTGCTCCACAATCCCCAGTAGGTGGCCTGGTTACTCTAACCCTGCAACGTCAAGGCAGCGGTTACACAACCGATGGCACTACGACTTCTGGCACAGTATCCATCAAAATTGAATCTACAGAAACAACTAATCCCTCGGGTTATGCGTTTGGAGTGGCAACGGCTACTCTAACAACCGGCAAGATTACAGCGGTGGGAGCAATTACAACTGCCGGAGTAGGGTTTAAAGTTGGGCAGATTGTTGCGCTTAACGTAAATACAGCGGCGAGTGCCGGAGCTACACAAAAAACCGCCGCATTGGCCCAAGTCGTAACAGTTTCCTGAGAAAGGTAAGATGTGTCGAGTCTTTATCGCTGTAAAGCGCGCGTAGGTTATCGCCCAGTAAAGTCTCAAAAGCTCATAGTTTTTGAACAGAGACAGATACAGGAGTTGTCGATAAAGTTAAAATGGCAACCTAATCAGGGCTCTGCTAATGCGGGTAAATCCACTCAAGCCACGGCTTTTACGGCAGGTTTGGACCAATCAACCTGCTCGGTTACAATCTCTGATCCTTATCTAACTGGGTTGGCATGGCCCGCACTTTTTGACGCAGCAGCACTCTATACTCAGTCAAATATCTCTGATGCTAATAACATCCTTCTTCCTTCTTGCGAAAAAGGCCAAGATCCTATAGTTGATAAGTGTGCTAAATACGTTGATGCTGAGGTGGATAGTACGGTAGATCAGGGTGGCATATACCCCTTCCTCCTACTCTCGCTGTGGTACGATGTCAAAGGAGCTTCATTTGGCACCGACTTCTACTTCAGAGTAAACGGATTCTCTGTATCTCACGGATCAAGATATCCTTCGGTAACTATACGAGGAGTGGGAGCCCGCTCGGTAATATTTAACCAGTCCTTAATCAATATGTCCTTAGAGGAAGGAGAGGATATTGACAAAGCGCTCAAAAACCTGGTTGAGAAGATGGGGTATAACGCCTCTTTCTGCTCTAATACAAATTCTGACCCTAGCAAAAAGCGTATTCTTCCACGTGCTGTACGATACACTGGAATAACCACGGACGAAGCTATAAAAAAAGTACTGGCTTCTGTAAATGGCAATTCGCTTTCGATGCCCACCCGAGAGTACGCAAATCAAATCTCTCTGTGCTCGAGAGGAGAAGTAGACCAGGGGTGCTCGGTGTTTTACCTCGGTAAGGGGTTGTATGAAGGCTATGAGATTAGCGGCCAGCCAGAGATTACCGCAATAGGTCTAAATTCTGAGCTGGGAGGGGTGGAGAATAATGCCGATCCGTACGTCTCCGAGGCGTTTAAAGCATCGACTTACACTGTTGGGAATGTTGTGCCGATAAAACGTAAAAAAGCGATGGAGAAGGTTAAAAAATTAGAATTTCCCTCTCTGTTTAAGCCGGTGCCGAAGCACATCAAGGGTGCGGCTGGGACTGTGGGTGTGTACGTTTGGCAGGACGTGGGCCCAGTTGTTATCAATGAGGAGGCCTCTAAAGTCTCTAAGAGTGGCCTGAGTCTTTTTGGTGTTGCTCCAAACGGCACTACTGCAATCTCTTTTCTGAGCGGGGTCGTAGATGAAGCCGATGAGAAGCAAGGCCGAGTAAAAATAAAAACAAAATTTTCTTTGCAGATTTGCGAAAAAGAAGGCAGTAAAAAATGCTTCTTTAGGCAGATTTTTCAAGAATCAACTTCGCTATCATCAGTGAAGGTAAAAGCTAAAGACAAAGTGGCTATTAGCCAAGAAATCGGCACTTCTACAGATAAAGATCCTGAGAGTGTGAGATTTTTTATCCTGGGACACGCCGGCGCTCAAACCACTTTAAATCCGAAGCTTGTGTGGGACTGGGCCTTTCCCGAAGAAGACATACCCAAGACTCAAACTCCAGCGATCGTAGGTCCTCAAGCCGATAAAGTAGTCCCACCTGCTCCTAAAAAACAGCTTCAGGACTGGAAACCTACCACCACTGCAAAGCCAAAAAAAGTTTTGCTTATGGCAGGGCATTTTGATGCCCGGAATACCGGCGCGCCTAACGAATGGGAGTTAAATGCAGAGTTGGTGAAATGGGCGCAAAGGAACGCTGGGGGGTATGGAGTCTCGGACTTCATCGAGGTATATTTTCCTCCTGGGGAGGTTGCTGCCTCGAGCGCTCAGAGCCAGTACAGCAAAACCGCTGCGGCTACAGCAGCAGGCAATCAAGTAATAGAAATCCACCTGGACGGGGCACAAGGCTCGAGTGGAGTAATACCACCAAGAAAGGGCGGGATTGGGCAAATTAATGGGGCATTAGCATCATCCTACGGGGCTTTTTCCAAAGACCACCGAGATGGCCTAGGAGTTCCCAACCGAGGAGGAACTATTTTGGAGGTAGGGAGGATGGACGGAGCTACTACACAAACATTTCTCCGTGGCTCTTCGGCTCAGAAGGAGGCCCTATACAAACAACTTATGGACCCGGTGATGCGCTCCATTGCCTCCGAAAAAACTAGAGGAGGGGGAGAGAGTGCTGCTGCGGCTAGTGACGCACCTTCAGCCACCTCCGGTGGAAGTAGTGAGGTGGCGGTGGGCCGAATTGGCAATACTGGTAGCTCTAGAGGAGCTCATTTGCATGCTCAATGGGAAGATGGAAGGGCAATAAGTGAGGCCGAAGTACGTAAGTATGTTAAGTTTGGGAGTGGAGTAGTTGTTACCTCTCCGTACAGAAGCAGCGCTCGACCTGATCATAAGGGCATAGATTTAGCTGCTAGTGGAGACTCCACTGGGGTCCCTTTGTCTATCCAAGGAGGAGCGGGGGTTGTAAATGCACAAAGAGGATGTAAGGTTGGGGACAAGGGGTGCGGCGGAGGGTTCGGTAATAATGTGCTAATAAGCACGCCGGAAGGTAACATGATTCTGGCGCACCTACAAGAAGACTCCATCCCACCAAACATCGCGGGCCTCACAACCTCTTCCGGTGGGGGTAAAGTCAAGCCGACTATCCAAGGCTCCCCAGTTGCCCAAGGGCTTAGCATAGAAACCGGGTTTAAGGGCGTGCCTAGAACCCTGCGTATCATCCCCGGCCGCACGGTGATTTCGTTTGTCACTGGGTATGATGAGTGGGTGGATAGTGGAAGGGATGTTGGTATTGATCCTGGGGTTTGGATCACGTCAAGGTTTAAGAATTGGTTTGTGACTGAGTGCGATTATAAATGGAGGGATGGGGACTTACGCCTTGGGGTGACAGGAGTGAGTGCCTGGGGAAATACTTCTATCCAAGTTCCTACATTTGAAAACTATATCAAAGCTCTCAAAAAGAGCGGGGAAATAAAAATTAGCAACTCATACTACGATTATATTAGGTCGTTGGGAGGGTTGAGTTGGAAGATGGATGATGGCAAAGACTCCACCGAAGTGTTATGCCCAGAGGCCCAGGCGCTCAGCTCGAGTCAGTCCGAAGGCCCAGACACCACCTCCCCCACAAACACCCAAGGGAGCTTTCCTTCAGCTAACTGCAAGACGGGCGACGCAACAAAAGATGCGATTATAAATGCTTTTTACTCTGCCGGGTTAAAAACTCCTAACGCTTTTGCTGGGGCACTTGGCAATCTTCAAGAGGAAAGCGGATTTGATCCTAATGTACATAATACTCCAATCCAGGGAGTTACCTGCGTTACAGACTCTGGAGTACCCGAGAAATGCTATGGACTAGTACAGTGGGGAGGCTCACGTAAAACTAAGGCCGTAGCAAAATGTGGACAAACAAGCACTTTGCAATGCCAGCTTGAATTTGTGGTACAAGAAATAAAACAGCAAGGGGGCGGATTGGTAGAGGGTATGAATTCGGCAAAATCGGCATCAGCCGCGGCCGAGATCTGGAGGAATAAATATGAGGTAGCTAGTGGTGGTATAGCCAAAAGGCAACAATTTGCAGAACAAATTGTAAAGCAGATTAAGTGCGCTAAGCCACTATGATTTATAAAGCCCTAGCTGCTGCGGTGATGGGCGCCGTACTATCCTCCTCAAAAAAAGAAGTTTTAGAAATTGCTAAAGGGCAGATTATGCAGGCCCAGATGGAGGGTGTGCGTAAGGCCATGCTCTCCCACGTAGTAGAAAAATACACAGAAGAAGTAGAGTTTAATTATTCTCAATATATCAGGGCATTAGGCCAGGCCTCCGTCTCTGTGGAGTATGTGGGAAAGCCTGGCGCTGCCCTCATCTCCAGAGCAGAATGGGCCGTAGAAGAGTTATCTGGGTGGGTGGAAGCTCAAAACCCTGACGGCGCGGTAATTCAGTTTTTAAAACAGAGATATAATGAAGAAGGAATACGAATAATCTCCGGAAGGTTATATGCCGGACACTACATCAACCGCAAGTCTCAGGGGGTTTATGAGGTGCTCAACCGTATGGGCTACGCTGCTAATGTTGATAAAAGAAAGCCGTGGTTAAGCTCACCCAAAACCTCCGAAGGGATAGAAAGTATGATCGCAGACGCTGCACTTGAGATATTTGAGGTGTTATTTGATGATATAGATTTGAGCTCTGATATCGCCACCCTCAACTTCTCTGGGATGGGAGAGGAGATTGCCGCAAAACAGCTATCTAGTAGCAGTAGCGGGAAAGGATTTGCTTCTAAGCCAAAAGCCCCTAGGAAGAAAAAACGTTAGCCAAAATACTTTGCCCCTTTTTTTAAATTAGCTTCAATGCTGAGGACCTGAAGCTGAGCGTTTATGGCGTGGTAGTCAAACCACCTCTCGGCTAGATCTGTATCTTTAAAATAGCATTTGGTTCCTCGACAATACACATCTATCCTCTCTAAATCTACCTTCTCCTCCCTGCACCACTCTTCGACCAAATTCTTAAATGGATAGCGATGGTCAATATGAAACTCTCCGGCCTCAATAAAACTTCCAGTGTCTGGGCATTGCATCGGCCTCTTCTTCATCTGTCTATTTACACTTATTCTAAACGTCTTAATTTGTGGCTCAATGATTTGCCTCATTGCAACCAACGCATCTTTTCTATTTTGTTTATATTCTGGAACTTCTTTTGCTCTAGGAAAAAGTGCATCAACAACCTTTCCTTTCCCCAGCCAAATCTCCCTCTTTGACCGAGCCGTGATCATTACGATTCCTCTCACGGCCTTTGCCTGAAATTTTTTATTGCGAATCTTATACCTCACTGCCCCCCTATCCTTAATTGCCTTCCAAGTCGGCACAAGGTCAACTACACAATTAACAAACTCTTCATCCTCCCCACGAACAAAATAATTGCACTCTGTCGCAGCAGTTAACTCACTCCACTTTTTTTCGAAGTTGCTTTTATTGTAAATGGTTTCTTTAATGGTAACGGTCCGTCGCATAAGATAAACTCAATTAGTTGTTCGGAATATTTCCTAATGTCTTCTGCGTTACGAAGATGTGGATTTTTACGGAGAAGAGTAGATACACTTCTCTTTTTTACAAGGTGGTCGGTAAGAAACGCTTCGTCATCCGGCTCAAGATCTGTTACTTTAAGCAACATGTCTTTATGCGATGTCATCAGATCCCCGACCGAGATCTCCGCTTCGTAATTAGGTTCGGTTACGTTTGAGTACTCGGTGATTTGCGAAAAGCTCATTGCAAAAGCCTGGCGCACCGCTCTGATTTTCTTAATAGCAACCTGGGTTTTATTTGCTATTTCGTCATCGGTGACATTAGGATCGGCAATGATGTACTTGCGAATCTTCAAATACAAGTCGGAGTAGGAACGAGGAATTTTAACCAGCCTAGAGTTATCTCTGAGATAGTTAAGCATGTGAAACTGTAAACACCTATTCACCCAAGTTGAAAAATTAGCACCTTTTCCTTGGTCCCACGAGTCATAGATGCGCACAATGTACTCTAAAGCCGCGTCTCTAAGCTCTTCGTAAGGCAACCCAGTAAAACTTGAGATTTTTCTCGCAACTTGATTAGCTTTCCACATCTGCGAGACAATTTGCTTATCTCGCTCACTTTCTCTTTTAGACCCACGGCGTGGCGTTGTAATAAGATTAACGTTCATTTAATTAGATTTTTCAATCGAGCTGATGATAAAGTCTTTGAGTTGAGTCTTAGCTAAAATCCCGTCAATGTTCAGCCCTAAAAGCTCGCAGTCTTCGTCAAATACAGCGAAGTTAGGAGTCCCGTCGCATTCAATCTGATCGCAAAACACCCAATCGTCCGAAGTCACGTCCCACTCACCGAAACCTATGGCATAGTGCGGATAGTCTTCTGTAAGTTCGTTAGCTGCTTCGGCCCATACCGGTTTCATTGTGTTGCAAGCAACACACCCAGGCTGGTGAAAAAATACCACCCTGTGTTTAAATTCCTTCTCTGTCATAATTTGTATCCTTGCAAGTAATACACTGGTATTATACCATATAAACAAAGTCTATAGGTACTGTGTTGTTGAGGACGGAGGCTTATGCCTCGCGCCTATCATCCCAATACTGCTCGATATTCTGCGGCTACTACGCTCATAGGATGGATCATACACCAACCTGGGCAATCTTCCTCTATTCCCTCCATGCACTGCTTTTCCTCCCATAATCTCATCTCTGTACACTGTCACTCCGTACACAAACGCATCTATGAAGTCATCGTTTTTAATAAAAGGAAAAGATGTGAGCTCAGCGAGTCTATCCGCTAGGTTTGGTAGGTTTTCGTAAAGGCTCACCAGCCCATCTTCTACGAGTGGGGCAATTGCATTAGCCCTAAGCACTTTGTCTTTATTCGGAATAAGTTCTTTAATGGTGATATTAACTGTCCGCTTAAGAGTCTGAATGAGCGGGACTCCTTGCGCCCGGCCTTCAATATAAATGCATCTAATCTTCCACTGCTTAATCAGAGCAGGAAAAATCTTTTCAAGGTCGGGAAACTCTAACCTCTCCAATACATAATGCATAAGATGGAGTTTAGATTGGGTCTTATCATACCCCCAGATACAAATAGCAGTATAATCGTGCATTCTCTCCGCCTTATACGCGGTGTCAATCGTCGCGTAGATATACGAATACTTCCCAAGGTTTTTTGGATGGTATTGGAACCAAGGCCCTTTAAAAATCGCTCCCTGCTCACCAGCGGGCCTCCCCTGATACAATGAGTTAAAATCCCTATCCCCAATAGACTTACGAATAGCCTCTAGGTTTTTTACGGGAAAAAACTCGGGCCAATGAGACTCTCCCAGTTTCCTCTTAAGAATATCATTTTCCTCATCTACACACAACGCGGGAACATTAAGCTCCCTCCAGCCCTCAGGGTCGGCCTTAAGCAACCTGCCGATCACATCATCGACATGGAACCTAGTACCCATCGAAATAATCGCGTGGTTAGGCAGGCCTCGGGTAAGAAACTGGGCCTGAGTCCAGGCAAAAGTTGTCTCCATTACCGTAGAGGAGTTGCCATCTGCCAGAAGGTCATCAAGAATACCTACTCCAGGCAACTCTTCGTCACTAATTACTCCAAAACCAAAACCAGTTACGTTGCCTCCAGCCGACGCAATCTTAATCAACCCGCCATTGTTATTACGAATTGCACTTAAGTTACACTTGTCCCGATCAATCTGGCACTCAGGAAAAATCCATTTAAACTGCTCGTGAGAGATATATTCAATAACCGACCTAGAGTTCTCGTTAGTGAGCTGGAGCGCGTACGAGCTCATAATAAACTGAGCGGTAGGACTTCGGCCCATCTGCCAAGCCGGAAAAATCTTGGAGATAAGTAAAGACTTTCCTGTTCTTGGTGGAAGGGAAATGGCACTTTGCTTGTGCCCTTCTTCCCCGTCCCCAATCCTCTGAAGAAAGTCCCCGATGATATTATGAACTTTGAACGGAGTAAACTTTCCAGCGATTGGCACTTCGCTCGTAATATACCTCGCAAAAGTAAGAAAATTTGTACGGCATTTTAACCTAAGTAGCTCTTGTTTATCAGAGGCGGAGAGAGACTTAACTCTCTTCTCCATCTCCTTAACAGTAATTTTTTCTTTTAAGCAATCCGCTTTATTCATGGGGATAACTCCCATCCTTTATGGGACTTTAGTTTCTTACTCTTAACACTAGATAAATGTGCTCTATTTAAACTCAATTCTGGATATTTTCTCCAAAGTTCGGTTGTTGTTGCAGAAACTTCCCCGTAAGAACCATGTTTCCATAAAATCCTATTAAGTGGCCGATTAACGTAGTCAATTCTTTTCCATCCTCTATGGTGATTTCTACTTCCTTTAGAGACTGCATATAAATAATTTTCTCTTAGATTTTGTTCTTTGTATTTTAGTTTCATGTTGGATATACTACCTCTGTATATGCCGAAATCTTCATGTATGAACTCATATATTTTTTTATTTTTATGCTCAGAAAAAGCTACTTTTTTTGATAATTCATAACTAATGGTCCATCCCTTGTGGTGAATTCTATGGCCATTAAAAACCATGTAAAGACTGGGAAAATTTAAGTCTGTGTAAGTTTGCACTAGCTCTTTTATGGTTCCAATAAATTTTCCATGCTGCCAATGATAGAAAATTCTATCTTTTTTCCTTTTTGCTGTTATACATGCAGAGTACTCTGTTCTTAGAGTTTCATACACTGAACTTTTTTTAATGTTTAACCTATTAGACATGAAGAAAAAAGCCCTAAGTGCTTTTTGTGTTCTAGTACTACTCTTTCCGTACCTTTTTAAGCAAAACTTATAAATTAGTGCATGGCATAAAAAGTGTTCTCTAAGAGTTAAAATAACAGTAAAATTGTTTTTTATGAAACTTTTAGGAACTACGTGGTGTTTTTCACAAATTTGCACTGGACACTTTTTGCGTTGTTTCGCTCTTCTTATTATATTGAAGTAAATTTTTTCATATTTCATATACTATATTTAAACTATTTTTTCTCTATCAAAGCTCTATTATATTCAACATAAGGCTTCTCCGCTTTGACTTCTACCTTGTTCATATGTAATTTTATCAAGTAGGGAGGAGAGAGATGGATCTTCAACCACCGAAGGTGGAAGTTGAGAAAAGAGTAAAGACTCCGGTAAAGGAGGGAGGGGAGAGTTAATTTTTGATAATAAAGAATCTTCTAGGGCTTTGTTTTTATCGCGCTTAGTGAGACATTTTTCAAATACCGCAGGGACGTCTATTGGCAAAAGCCCAAGAACAAAACTAGTTATATCAACTACTCCTCCCCCGGGCTCTAGCGCTTTCCACTCCTTATCCGCAGGTTTTAAGAACCCCTGGGTAATGTAATTAGCCTCTTTTTTTGATAGGCTATTTAATGAGGCCATGCGGAGGATGTTTTCAAATACCCCAGCTAGGCTATCTGTCACTCCCACACCCGCCCCTCCTCCCATCTTCACTGCATCAAGCCTAGCCACATACGCATAGACGTCCTTAATAGCTTTAGATGTAGTAACAATACTCAAAAGAGTTTTGGATATGATCGAGCCGTTGCCCACCATGAGCTGGTTTACGAGCCTATACTGAGCATCAATCAATTTTCTCTCTATCGACTCTACCTTAGTAATATTATTATCTGCTTGTTTGAAAGCTTTTTCTATAGTCTCAAAAGTGTACATCATCTCGGTCCAGAGCTCCGGCCAATCGGCATTCTTAGCACTATCGAGCCGATCTGCCATCTCCCCCAGCCTCTTTGTATTTTGTATCAGTTGAGTTAGATCCAACTCGTTGGGAATACAAAGCTTTTCTCCGAGCTTAGTAGGAATAAGGTCAAGGACTTTTGCTACAATATTCTCATTGTTTTTTGTTGGGTCACCATCCGGAGAATACGAGCTGGCGCTGTTGGCAATTACATTGCCACATTTCTCCAGCAAAGAGTTCCCATCTGAGTCCTCAAAGTGCTTTGTTTTCCGGCATTTAGGGTCGCAAGGGCACTCTCCACCTCCTATACCTCCACCTCCAAAAAGCCCCTTTGTTAGCCCAGATAGCAGCCCAGTGACTGGGTTTGAGCCGAGTAATTCCCCCAAAGAATCTAACCCGATCCCCCCCTCAAATGCTTTGATGAATTGCTCTCCGGCCCCCAAGGCCTGGAGTGCTGTAGAGGCTATTTGAGGTATATTGCCTCCTCCAGAAAACTTAGCCAGCGAGGGTAGGTTAGAGAACGAGGAAAGTGTCGAGGCTATTTCTCCCAACCCCCCGGATTTTAAAACGGACTGTATTCCTTCGGCTACTTGTGCAGTGACCGGAACTATCTTTTCTAACGATGCTATTGTTTCGTTAAGAGGAGGGACTCCTTTCTCCCCCACCGAGCTTTTTACGACTTTCTCTACTGCTTTTGGCTGCGCACGGACTATTGCTGAGCCTACTGCCAGGGCGGGTTTAATAATATCTGCGAGTTCTTTGGGTATCTGAGGTAGCTTTAGTGCAGAGGCTGTGTCGAGCGCCCCCGCAATCCCCCCGGCCATATACCCAAAGTACACGGAGGAAAGCTCGGGGGATAGAGTGCGGATACTTTGATTGAGGGCCTTCTGCCCTATTGTTTTTAATGTGGAGTTAACCGTGTTATTTTTTGCTCCTCGGAGTAGTTGGTCGCCCACCTCTCCTAGAGTATTAAGAACTCCTTGAGTTGCTGGGTCGATGACTTTTGCATTACTCAGAGCGGTAGAAACCTGGGACACGATGCTATCCACCGGCACCGTACCGTTATTAACTATTACGACTTTAGCAATATCTGTGAGCAATTTAGCCCCATCAAAAGCCCCAGAAAGTGCGTTAGTAGCCTTAAGAGCTACGCCGAGAGGAGTGGTGGGTAGGGCTGCAGGAATTGCTTTTGCGGCCATTGATATTACTTCTGAAACAGAATTGCCTACGAAGTCTCCTTTCCCCATTCCTCCAGGAACTGCTGCTGCCAGCGCTTTCATAGGAGTTTTGGAGTCTAAAAAGTCTTGTTTTGAGATGGGGGCGTCTTGGCGGTGGAACTGAACCGGCTCGCGTTTACCAGGATTTATCCACTTCATCCCCCCTTGGTATCTTAGGCAAACAATCTTTTGAGAATTTAATCCTTCGTCAAGTACCGCCTCCATCCCATGCATTTTCTCTGTGCAGTCGGGCAGCGTAGTTTTAGTAAAAATTGGAGTGGCTCCTGCCGGCTTCCAATTAAAATCGCCATTTTCATCCTTGTTGCATTTAATCTGCAGTGTTCTAAATTTTCTGTCTTCGGAGAAGTCCCTGAGGTCTCCTTCTGTAGCCCCATTGCACTCAGGTATTCCCTTCTTCTCAGAGAGGCTCGCCTTTACTCCGGAGTTTTTAGGAGCACCTGGATCAAGTCCTTTCTCGATCCATTTGCCTCCAGTCAACGACTTCCAATTCCAGATCTCCTCACCTTCTTCCTGCGGATTATTTCTTCTTATGCAAACAACCAAATCGTGGTTCATTTCATTCTGAAGAATATAAGCCCTCCCTGCATTTCCTTTATTGCATTTCATACCAAGATCGCCCGGTGAAGCAGGAGATGGATATGCTGCAAGCTGCTCGTCAAGGAGCGGGAACTGGAGCGGAGCCCCTCCCGACATAGCATTAGGGTTCTTATTAAAAAACCCTAGTATAAATGCATCGCCGGAGTTCCCGTGAGCCTTTCCAATTAAGCAATTAGAGCCGATCAACTGGGCGCTTAAAAGCCCCTTCCCCCCACCAAGAACATATGCCCAGTCACTCGAGGTACCGTCTTGGTACTCTACTTTTACCCTCCCTAGTTTTTTAGGATCAGATACCGACACCACCACCGCTATTTCATTAAAGGGGTCTGAAAAAACTCCGCCCATCGCCTCTGAGTTACGGGAGCTGAGCTCTTTTACCTGCTGGAGTTCATTAAAAAATCCCATTATATCTACTGCTCCTCAACCACTGGTTCAAAAAATGCGTCCCCTACCGACCACAAATTAGCCGAGAGGTACGGGTACTGAACTCTTACATTTAAGTTAGAAGGCATCCAGTTTTTAGCAATATACCCGACCCTATCCCAAGACTTACCATCTCTATTGTAGTAGTAAGGTACTCTGAAAAACACGTTTCTGCTATCCTCTACAGTACTTACTCTACTCACCCCAGCTATTAACTGGTTGGCATAATTACCCACACTTGCGTCTGCTAACCCACCGACCTGAAGTACCTCACTCTTATACGGGAGGAGAAGTGGGGCAAGAATTTCAGCGCTTCTCAGCCCAGTTCTCGGCCTAAAAACTTTTTTGTCCAAGTCTACAACCTCTAACTCTGAGGAGGTATGCGCTTTTAACCCAAAAATTGAACTTAAAAACACGACGCCTAATAAACTACCTTTAGCCTCTATTAAGCCATTCCAGAGAGTTTTATTTGCTCTTGCCTGATTTACTGAAAATAGCGTCACCTTTTGAGTAGTTTCTGAATAAGTTTTAGCCTTGAATACTAAAGGAGTGGCCGAACTTAACTCCACCGACCCAATCTCATCTAGTTTTAATTTGAGAAGGTTGTCATAGTTCCCAGACCAACTTACAAAATCCCCCCAGCCCAAGTCCCCCACTCCCCAGGCATCGTTTGTCGGAGCATCAGCCCACTCATCCTGGGTAAAAGGAAACTGGCTAAGAGCAATGCCTTTCGCCGTAAGAACATCTTCCGAGCCAGGGATTGAGATGGTTTCGTCTCTATCCCACCACCCAAACGCGTTTTTTATCATCGCCCGTTTGATCACCACGCCCCACTGCGGGTTCCACAAATCCCCAGCTAGGCCCACATGCTGAGCTAGCCAATCAAGCAGCGCTGGGTTGCAAGTGTCAGGATCTAGATAATCCGAGTAAAAAGAAGCAACTGAGTCTTTTTTCTTAGAGAGAAACTCATCAATTCCGCTTGTCAACCACTGAGCAGGTGTTTCCTCTGTGGAGAAAGCTGGGTCTGATCTATATGCTTCGGCAAGGCCAGGAAGCCGAGAGTATACGGGCCTAGATACAGTGGCTTTATTATAAGAAAGCTTCGGCTCAGCAAATGAGCTCCCGGTGACTTGAACTATGCTCTCAAAAAGGTCTTTTATTCTCTCATATACTGCACAAATAAAATTGAGGCCCGTATGTACTCTTGCGAATCTATACAAAAACTCCTCATTAATTATCTCATTTATTCTTTCTACCCACTCATTGTCAAGAGTCTCAAATCCCTTAACCAAAACATCTTTGATTTCTTTTTCCGCCGTAGTGTATAACCTATCATTCAGGTATCCTTCAGAGGTCCCAGGATATGAAGAAATAATTATACTTTGTACAAACCTCGATTTCCTGTTCTCCACGCCAATAATATCAATTAGTGGCTTTCTAGCAACACTTCTCAACCTCTCGTCAGTTTTTATAATTGCAGTTTCTATAAAATCTTCAGAGTAGTAAAATACTGGGGGGAGGTGGATTATAGATGCGGTACTTGCCGGCCGTGTAATCGCAACTGAGTAAGCCGAGCCAGTACTCGAGTAGGTTACATATGTCCCTCTTAAAATTGTTTTTAGTATAACACGCTCAGTAGCAGGTAGGTAATATACAACTGGCCGAGCTGGGCTCCCATACACATTTTTTGAAGTATACTTCCACTTGTTTTTATTGACCCGCTCAATAGTCCCAATTATGCACTTCCCAGGGTTGCATAACGTGTTAGTTCCTTGCCCAGACTTGCACTCTAGCCCCACTCTTGAGCAGTTTTCCATGCCCCCATGTTCAACTCCTCCCATCGAAGGGCCATGGGCATAGACTGGGTACCTATACTCATCTCCTGGGGGTTTTGGAGATACAACGTCGGGGGAGTGCACGTGTCCTACATTTTTAAACTTGAAACCATTAAGATCCAAGTTGCCAATTTCCTTATCTATAACAATCTGCCGAGCAGCATTAATGTTCTTTGTTGCTGAGAAGTCTACCTCTCCGAGCTTGTG